ACCCGCCCCGCTAGAGCCTGTTCCGGTGCTTACCCCAGCACCCCCACTACCAGAATATCCACCAGCGCCGCCGCCGCTGTTTGTTCCACCAGCCCCGCCAGCCCCGCCAGTTCCTGTAATAACAGTTCCTCCGGCACCTCCTGACCCACCCGTACCGCCGCCAGCTTGAACATACGTTGTGCCGCCTAATGAAAAGCGACTGGCTGCGCCGTTCCGGCTGCTGCTTGTACCTTTTGCCCCTGCGCCAGCTACAACCGTATAAGAACTGCCCGGTGTAACCGAGATGTTATTGGCGTAGGCAAGTGCGCCACCGCCACCGCCGCCTTGGTTATCAACCGCACCGCCGCCGCCAACAGCAACAACGCTGACAGAAGTAACCCCCGCCGGACACACCCATGTATAGGTACCCGGAATTGCATAAGTTGATTCACCACGAGCCATCTCGCCTCCAGCCGCTCCCATCAGGAGCATCTGTGTTAAATCCATGACTACCCCCTTATGTGGTGTAGTCCACCAACGAAGCACCGCGCCAACGAGTACCAGCATCGTCAGTGATAAACATCAACAAAGACGTTTTGCTTGTACTCAACGTAGGAGCCGTACCACTAGGCCAAGCAACCGAAGCAGGCCATGTGGCTGAACCGCTGGTCACAGTCAACTCCAGCGTGAACGAATACGCCCGAGAAGACGGAGCGTTGCTGAACGTGAAGGTGCTTGCACCGTTGATCGTTTTGGTGAAGTAGTTACCCGCCGAGCAGTCAACGTCCAGCGCAGCCATTGCCACAATGCCTTGCTTTTGCTGGCTGGTAGCATCAAGACCTGTTGTTGTGATCCCGGTTGTCCCATCAATCGTTACAGTCATGTCTTACTCCGGTTGTGTGGGCCAAGTCACATTCCAAGGGAATCCTGCCTGAGCCGGAACGTCCCTAAGCGCTTGACGGTATGTTGCCCACGCGGTGCTGATATTTTCTGCGATGTCCTTGCCTTGCGTCCAGTCTGATGCGGCGAGTTTTGCATCCCGATCAGCGCGGACACTCTTGGCCTGCTCTGCGTCTTTAGCAGCCTTGTACGCGGCTTCCTGCTGCGCCGCAGTAGCTTCATCGTTATCCGCGAAGATCGGCCCAAGCACATACTTTGTGTACCACTTGCCGTTGATCTCTTCGATCCCGGCAGATTGGCTGTACTGATACTGATCCCCTCCGGTAGCCTGTGGCCCTTCAAAGATCACATCAATGCCAAGAGCTTCACAGATTGACTCATCCCAGATGCGGGGCAGGGATGTGTTGGGGTGCAGTTTCCTGATGTCGCCTTGAGTTTTGACTTCACCAGTTGATCGGATGCGATAGTTCATGATCTTCCTTATGCAATTGCAAGCCCTATATAGGTTGCTGAAGAGACATTGACGTTTGTTGCAGCGACTTGATTCACAATAAATCCGGTGCTTGCTGTATCAACAGAGTCATTGGTAGTAACTTCTGAAATAGTGGAATTAAGACGATAATAGGGATCGTTACCCGCAACAATGCCCCGTGCGCTATCCCAGACGTACCAGTCGCCAGATGAATCCGTGCGTTTAATCAGGATAAACCGTGCGCCACTAGTAAAACCGCAGTTAATAGTCTGGCTTGACCCATTGCCGGTATAGCTAAATACCTTGCTTACACCGGGGCAGGTAGCGAAGAGGTAGGCAATAAATGCAGTATTGTTTCTGTTTACACCAGTCGCATCACCAAGCGTGAAAACAGAACTTGTTGGTGCGGTGTTGTTCCAAACAGAAGACTCTGTAACTGCCACACCACTTGCATTAAGCTCCAGAAACTTTGTGGCGCCTGTTCCAGAGCTATAAACGTACCAGTCACCGCCTGTTCTTTGTCTTACAATCATCAGTTCAGGTGCTATCGTCAAATTGTGTGCGACAGTCCTTCCTAGAGTTGCATTCCCCGTATAGCACACCACATCAAAGAAACTGGGAGCGCGGCGAAAGGCGTATGTTGAGCATTCATTCCCAAAGGTATTCCATCTGTAGCTCGTATTTGATTGCCAAAAATCAGATGGGGGTGCGGAAGTGGTTTCTCCTGCACCACCAGATGTAACTAAAGACATACTGCCAACAAGCCTTGCCGCGATATAAGTTCCTGACGTACTACCGCCAATCGGCAGTTGAGTATCCCATCCCGAATCTAGTGGAAAGTTGGTTGTGTATGTTGTTACGTCAGAACCGTAATTAGGGACAAACACCTCCGTCCCACTCTCCGGCGTCTTCATCGGGCCACGGCGGATGGCGACGTAGATGTAAGTAACGCCGCTGGCGTTTGGTAATCCAGTATTTGAAACCGCGAAACCTGTTGAAGTAGGAGCAGGCCCGTCACTACCACCTTCCGATCCCGTCGTATTTGCTAAAAGTTCTCTGTATTTCGCAGTTCCTCCAGATTCGGTGTACATTCCTCGCATCACATCACCCATAGCCCAATTACTTGTTGTGCTACTGGCTTTGATTAACAACCATTGCGGCTCAAATCCAATGGATATTTGATTAGGTGTCGTAGTTCCACCATTCCCCACATAACTCCCACACGAAATCACATTGTCCGAACCCGTCAGGCCAAAGCCGCCTGCGTTGTGGGCGAAGATGTAGGCGACGTAGGTTCCACCAGAGGCGTTAACAGTGTCGTCACCGCCAAGGTAAAACACAGTAGATGTCGGAGCCGTGCGATCCCAATAACCATAAGTTGCTTCCGCTTGCGCTGCTGTTGTGTTCAAAACAATACGCGATTGCTCTGCTGTGCCGCCGGAAAAATTTAATGACCTGTGATAAACCTGCCAATTAGCCGATGAGTCTGTGCGTTTGACGATAATGCAACCGGGGACGCTACCCAGATTGTGTGCAATAGTACGACTTGAACCCGTCCCAGTCCATGTGACGACATCAAAGAACTTCTCAGCTTTGCGGAAGGTCCACGATGCGTAGGTGACCGCATTAGTATTGGTAAAACCTTGCCCTGCGTCTAAAGAAAACCCATTGCCGTTCCACGAAACAAACTCAAAATTTGGTTGTGCAGCACCAGAGCTGTTTGAACTAATTCTCTTAGAAATTCCTTGCGCTGAATCAGTCCAACAGTGTGATGCGACTGACGGGCGACTTTTAACCCAAACCAATCCACCCTCACCCGCCAGATCAATCCCGTTGGTGATGGTCTGCGTCGAGCCGTTGCCGGTGTAGAGGTAGGTCGAGAAGACCGATTCAACAAAAAGAGGCTCTGCACCTTGTCCAGCAGCGGCCATTACAACATCACGGACTGACATTACGCCATCCCCTGTCCAAGCACGAACGCATTCCAAGTCGTGCCGCCATCATAGGTAAAGAACGCCAGCACATCCCTGCCTGAAGCTGTCAGAGTCGGAGGTGTAGCAGCATTCCAAGTGACGCCTGAGAACCAATTCACCGTCGCTGATCCACCATTAGTCAGGTCAAGCACAAACGCACTAACCGCTCCGCTGGATGCCACATTGCTGACCGTGAAGGTTGTCGTACCTGCAATCGTCTTGGTGAAGTAATTGCCAAGAGCTAGGTCAATGGCTGAAGCGGCAATTGCGACCTTCTTCTCAATAACACCCGCCGCATAGGTTGCGGTTTGATCTGCCCCCAGAGTCAGCGCTGTCGTGCTTCCATTGGTCTGAATAACCAACTGCCCTGTCGTGTCTCCACTGTTGACAAGAGCGGTTCCGGACGTTGTTCCTGCTGAAATCGTGCTCATGTGTACCCCTTAGAGAATGATCCAGCGCTGACCACTTGGGACAGTAACGGATGCGCCACTATTGATAGTGATTGGCCCAACGCTGAGTCCATTTTTTGCCGATGTCAACGTATAGTTAGCCGAGATCACCAAACTGTTTTCCCAAATAACCCCGTCCGCCGATGCGCCAGTATTCGCCCAGCTTGCATTCGTGCCATCTGTGGTTAGATATTTCCCAGCGTTTCCTGTCTGGCTTGGAAGCCCGTCTGCTGGAGTTTGCCAAACTGGAACACCACCAGAGACAGTTAAAATCTGCCCCGTAGTCCCAACGCTCAACTTAGCAAGAGTATTTGCCCCAGAGGCATAAAGAGTATCGCCAGTGGTATACGAGGATTGCCCCGTGCCACCATTCGTTTCTGGCGTTACATTTGCAGCTAGTAGTTTGACAGTGCCACTTGCATTCTTGAAATACAACTTCTCGTCAGTTGTATTAAGAGCAAGCTCCCCATCAGACAGATTTCCAGCAGAAGGCGTTGCTGACGCAGTTGAACTGCGATATAGCTGGATTGGTGTGTATCCAGATTGAGCCATTTTTTAATCCTTAAAAAGTACCGCCGGAAATTCCTCCGGTCATCATTCCTGTTGATGGGTTAGCCGTTAGTCCAGTCGCTACTTTTGTAGGCAAGTTCCCACTATCCGCGCTATACACGCCGAAGTAGTAATTTGCATTTGTCGTATCTACTGCAACACCAACATTCGTCGCATTTGTTGCGTTAGTTGCATTTGTGGCATTTGTTGCCGTACCTACTGTCACCCCAGCAGGGTCAGACCATTGCGGGGCTGATCCACTGGATGTCATCAAATAAGTGCTAGTGCCAATTCCTAATGTTGTAGTCGTTGACGCACCAGATTGATACACCACCGATCCGGCTGCACCACCAGCGACATTGGTCGCCGTAGTTGCTGTCGTCGCAGTTGTTGCTGTTCCAACAGTTACAGAAGCTGGATCTGTCCAAACGGGACTCGTACCATTTGATGTCAAAATACGACTACTTACACCAATCGGAAGCCTGTCAAGACTGGTCGTGGTATTGGCATAAACAATATCCCCAACGCCATACCCCGTAATTCCTGTTCCACCATTAGTAACTGCAACCGGCGTACTTAGACTGAACTGAGTTCCAGTCAATGTCAGCCCTGTTCCAGCCGAATAAATTTGCGCCACACTGATTTGGGTAAACGTAATATCCGTCGTCCCAAACGTAATAACGCCAGTATTCGTGCAAACGTAAGTTTCACCAGCGCCCGTATTACCAGAGGTTACAAAGAACGCATCACCGCCACCCAAGGCATCTGGACTGATTGGGTCATAGCTATCCGCATCTGTAGCGCGAGTCAAAACCCATGCGGTCGATCCATCTCCAACAGTTGTGACAACGTAAACACCGTTCTCATATCCGTTGGTCTGGTTGTAAATCAGAACCCGATCATTGACATTAGCCACCACACCATCAGGCGTAAACGCCGCCAATGTTCCTGCATTGGTCAGCGTCGCCCCAACCCCGGACGATCCGTTGTTATAGGTCGCATTCAGATTCCCTGTCGTGCTGGGAACCTCATACTTGACCGCTTCGTGATAATGAATGGATTGGACAGCAACCGTATCCACATATTGCTTAGTGGCAAGTTGCAAGGCTGTCGTCGGGTCAGTTGTCACTGAAACCGAAGTCAAACCACCAAGTGTCGCGGTCGTGCCTCCAAGACTGATTCCAGTGCTACCAATAGTAATTGAGCTATTGCTCAACGCTGCATTAGGAATAGCCGAGAAGTTCGTGCCCGTAAGCGACGGGGCCGTGCTATACGAAGGAGTTGTTCCCCCAACCAAGACACCGCTTCCGGTTGCCAGCATTGTTGTGGCACCAGAACCCGTCTGATAAGGGATAGACCCAGCAGCACCACCAACAACATTCGTAGCGGTCGTGGCCGTCGCTGCATTGCCCGTCGTATTCTGATTTAGGGTCGGGATATCCGCAGCAACAATTGCGCGGAACGTCGGAACCCCTGCAGATCCATTTGGGGCAGCAAACACATAATTTGCTGTCTGCGAATTCCAATCCGCCGTTAAATCGCCCGTTGAGGTAATCGGGGAGTTTGTGACCGTGAACTCGCTGGGCATAACCAACCCAACGGACGATACCCCAACCCCAACAGCAATTGATCCCCACGTATCGTTGGCATACCCTTCAAACGCTGCCGTTTGGGTGTTGTACCGCAAGGTTCCGTTAGAAGGGACAGACGCCCGCTCTGAAGTATCTCCAGAGGGGACGACAACACCCTCAACCCCCGGAAGAACTGCATTATCAGCCAACCCAATCGTCGGGTCACCGGCAGCGCCATCGCCATCTGCAACATCAATCTCTGATGCCGTTCCGGTAATAATCCTTGGGGTTACCGTCCCATTGTTTGGCAACGCTACAAAACCAGCCCCAGAAGCATTGGCAAGGCTCAGAACCTGTCCCGTCAACGCAATAGTCGGGTTCCCAGATACCCCATTTCCATTCGTAATGGTGATCCCGCTCGTCGAGACCGTAATCGACCGGGGAACAACTGTATTCAGCCCAGTCTTAACCTGAAAGCCGTTTCCAGCCGAATTCAGGCTCGCTGCTGCCCCCGCAAGGGTGATCCGTAGGTAGGACTGTGCGCCACCGTCAGAAAGCCCCAGATTCGCATCTGTGGACAAATAACGGCTATTGTTTAGGGTCGGCTCATTGTTGAGCGTCAGGAATGTTTGCGTCTGAACCGGGGAACCAGCAAGTGCTGCGGCTGTCGTTTTGTAAGTCCCGCCATCCTGAACAATCGGAACTAACTCTGTCCCGGTAATCGGACCAGCATTCGGTAACTGAGAGATAGTTTGATTAGCCATTATGGTGTCACCGCAATTCCGTCAAGATTTCCGTCATTCTCTACGATGTCCGTATTGCCTTCAGTAGAGATAATGTAATCCCCCTGATTGTCCGTCACTAAGTTGTTTGGATCAACAGCTACAGACACATCTGGACGCGGAAATCTAAGGTTAATTCTTTCCGTTTTTCTTGCAGGCAACCGATACGGATCTTTATTGTCTGCACACCCCTGCTGACACACCTTCAAACCCGGAAAATTCGGGTCAGACATCTGCTCGTCCATCGCCCTCTTCATGCGACACCTATCGCAAATGAAGATCGCTAACGAGGCGTTTCCTAGCGTGTTAAGGAAAGTTCCCATGATTAGCGGGTGCGACCTTGAGCCGCCAAAGTTGCCTTGCGGGATGCTACCCTCTTGGCGATCTGCTCAGGGGTCTGTTTGCGACCCTTTCCTGCCTTTCCGCCAACAATACAAGCCTCACGAGATGGATGGTGGCTCGATTTCCCGACCAGCCAAGGCGTGGGACGAGGAACGCCCTTCAAGGGGCTAACATAGTCTGAACCTCGCGATTTGGAAACTGGTGGCTTTTGTCCTCCAACTGCAAGGTTCCAGCCGATCTCGACGCCAGAACGAATTTTTGCCTCAAGGTCGTAGCAATACGACTCGGAGGCAACGACCAGAACCTCTTTCACAAGATTGTCCCAGCCATACTTTTCAATCGCGTTTGACAGCTTGGGGTTGTCGTGACGCTTATTTTTGTGCGCCCACTGATGCCCATACTTCCAACGTCGATTGACATCACGAGCGACGCCAATGTACCCCTCCTCCATAAAGTTGGAGTGATGCGGGGCGCGAATCCAATACAACGAGCAAGAAGTCATCTTGTGTAAACCCCTATCGCGGGGGCAAAGTAGATCGGCGACTTATCCCGCTCCTCTGCTTCCGCCAAGGCCAGAGTCTTCTCTGCCTGCGCTTCGAGGTAGGTAATCCGATTAACGTCCACCTGCGGCAGTTCCATCGCCATTTGGTGCGCAAGCATATTGACGACAGCCAAATACCACCTTTGCGGGATCTGAAGCTCATCGGTCAGGTCACCTACGTCCATAATCTGCTTGGAATACCAGACAGTCATCTGAACGAACGGATCGCTGGGAACCGGCCACAAGTAGATTTCCGGGTTGGGAACCGTCCTGTTAAACCAGAACTGATACGGCTG